GATCAGTAACTCTAGCAACATATAATATTTTCATAGTCTCACTATTGCTTAAAACTTTTCTACCTTCTACTTTATAATTAGAATCATAATCTAATATTTTAAGTAGTCTTAAACAATCCGCTGGTAATGTATAAGCAAATTTAAAACCCCATGCCGGAGCTGTAGCATCTGCTGCAATCTGTAATCTTTTTTGTAAACAGTTCCAAGGATGAGTTCTAAACAAAGCATCTCTTACTTGAGTATATCTTGAGTTACAAAGTCTAGCATTTTTTGAATCTTCTGAAAGTGAAAGTATAGTTGTAGCTCCTAGTTGATTTAATGCTCCATTACATATTCCTACTATTGATGCCATACTACTTCCTTATAATATATTTACGTCTGATTTGTCTATCTTTTTTTAACGCAAATATTTCTTCTGTTGTCTTTTCTTGTTTAGTATCAAAGCCATAATGATTTTTAGAATCGTTTTGAAACCTATCTACTAACACATACCTATAAACATAATTATCTTTTTTAAAATGTAATACAGGTTTTAAATCTTGTATCTTTTTCATGCACTCTAGGGGGTTTCCACTCTCGCTTCCACCCCCTAAAATTTTATTTATTAATTAACTACGTAACTAATGTTCCAAGCCATTGTTCCAGCAGTACCACCAGTTGCAGAAAAAGTAACTGCAATATAGAAGTATCCTCCCGGATCTGTGCTATCACCAGCTAGTTCGAAAAGTTTTTTAGAACCAGTATTCAAGTCAGCAGCTTCAAAACGAAGGTCTGCCAAAGCTGCAGGTACATCAACAGCGGTAGCAAAAACATCTTCGTCTTTAACTGTACCATCAGTTTTGTAAATACCAACATTGTATTGACATGAACCACCTAATTCATCTGAACCAACAAAAAGTTGTGTTACAGCTGCATTAGAAGGAATAGGTGCTAACATAACAATATCGTTATCAGTACTGTCTCCAGCAGCCAATTCCACTTGTCCATGAGCTGTTCTTAAAACACCAGCTAATTCAGCAGCACTATTTGCAACTTGAGGTGTAGCTTCAAAATTAGCTACTAGGTCTGTATTTTTAGTTGTCATATATATCTCCTATTATGCCTCTTGACAGATTATACCAAGAACTTTTGCTTGTTCCATTCTAGTAGCACCAATGCTCATGCAGTAGTAAACTTGAGTAGCATACGATTTGTCTGCTCTCTCGTCTATTCTAGCATTAACATCTTTACCAATTCCTAGAGTGATACCATCTTGTGCAAATGCAATACAAGTTCTGTCGTTACCTGTTTTGCTAAGTCTATTTGATACAGTAAAGTTAAAACCAAGGAACGAATTTACTTCGCCATTTGCCAATGCTTTTACAGTATTGAAATCAGATGAAGTTACTTCAGTTGTTCCTAAAAGGTTTGCGATTTGCTCAGGTCCTACAATAATGTTTCTAGGGATAGAAGGATCAACATCAGCTAAATCAAAAGTCTGTTTTGCAGTTCTTAATTTTGCTATTGTTAAACCAGCTCCACCAGCAGCTATTGCAGTTTGAGCAGCTTCACTACCAGCACCAGTTTCACCAGTAAAGGCAGTTCCAGTTGCAGCAGCGATAATAACATCATCCATTGCTCTCCCCATTGCGAAAGCAGCGGCTTGTGCGTAAGATGACGTAGGGTCTATTAAAAGACGTACTTTGTCTTGTTGATCAATAAGATCAGCATACTCATAGTCCGCAAGAGATACTCTTCTTCTTGAGTGAGGTGTATCTATTTGAGGAGTGTCTGAGTGTCTACTAGCTTTTAGCTGAGCAGTTACCGAACCCACTTGATCAAAGAAAGCATTTTTTCCAACAACACTTTCCTGTCTGACTTTGTCTCTTAATAATGATCCCATTTGTTGAGATAACATTTGTATGTTAGCAGAATACTGCTGTACAAATGCTGTAGTTATTTGTGATGACATAATTGTCTCTCCATTATTATTATTATTATTATAAAAATCAGAAAGGTTATCTACTCACATGAGTAGGCTATTCTTGGATTTAAACTCTTTTAGAGCAGAAGTCTATTCCTTCTTGTCAGTAAGGTTCTTACGAATTTTCTTACCTACTATCCAATTATAATATTTTTCAGCGATTAGCAAGGGATCATTTTTCTGAACCTCAGATCCTGTCTCTTTAACTAACCGCAATATTTCTAACCGAATTTCTCTATCATTAAGATTATTGATCTGCATTTAGCATTTCTCTTAATGTATAAACTTGTTGTACCACTTTATCGTGATCTGGATGTTGCTTATTCCAATAAGGTCCATCAGTATCATTAGTAATAGCTGATATTTCAGTTTCAATGTCAGCAACTGTATTTACGTTTTCACTTTCAGTTGAAACAATTTTATCTTCTGACATCATGTTTGCTATTTTTGCAAAGCCTTTTATTATTTCTGGATGGTCTCCAAGCCTTGTACCATTTGATAAAGTCATATCTAATACTTCTGGATTAATATTAGCTTTAGCTAATGCACCAGCTTGTTTAACTTTACCTTCAAAGTCTCTACCCCATTCTTGTCTTAACTCTTGTTCAGCTTGAGATTGAGCAGTTTCAGTATCTATCTTTGCTTGTTGTGCAGATCCTTCCATATTATTTTTATAAAAATCTAATATACCTTCTGCTTGTTTATTATTTAAACCAAGTTTATGAGATTGTTCTGCAAAAGATTTAATAGCACCTTCATCCATATTAACTACATCTGACTTAACATCAAAAGTATATTTCTCTGGAGATTCTGGTCTACCTAATTTTGCGTAGGCTTCATCCCATGCTTCTTGTCCAGAATTTTTTGTTGGTATAATAATTTTATCTTGACCAATCATTTTAGTTGCGTTGATATAACTTTTTGCTAACGCATCTATTTCTGTAAACTTTTCTATACTAGGATCATTTCTAAAATCTTCACTAATAGAATCTTTCCAAGATGATGTTGGTTGTGCAGCAGGTGTTGCTACTGGAGTTGTTGGTTGTACTGTTTCTGTAGTCGCTTGTTCTACAGGCACAGTTTCCTGTGTTATCTGTTCGCTTGACATTTTTATTTTTCCTTATCTTTTCGTAGCATTGATTTAATAAATAGAATGACACTACGTTGTCCTTCCATGTATGCACTTTCATGGCTATCACCTTTTACATTAGTGGTAGAATGATAATGACATCTTTTTTCAAGGTCAGATAAAATTTCTTTACCTTCATCTGTATTGAATATGTATTCGTAATTTTTTTTTAATGCTGATATAAATTTTTCTAGTTGTTTATCTTGCGTCATATTATTCCACTTCTGAATTAATTAAAGCCTTTGCTTCTTCCGGCAATGCTTTTGCTAGTGGTGCTATATCTCCTCCGGCTTGTGCAACTTGTTGCATCTGTGCCATTTGTTGTTGTTCTGCAGCTTGTGCTGCTGCTTGTTCTCTTTCTGCGTTTACTTGGTTTTGTGATTTTAATATTTTTTGTGGCACACCTACAATTTCTGCTAAGTGTTTAACAAGGTTATCAAAGTTAATATAATCAAATACTGGAGCAACATTTGCAAGACTACCTAATATTTCTATAGCTCTCATAATAGATTGTAGCTCAGAAGATTTTTGTGCTTTAGCTAGAGGAGAAACATATTCTATTTCTATGTCTCTACCAGATAAAAACTCTGGAGCTTGTGGTAACATATTGTTACGAAGTAATATTGCAAACACTCTATCAATTAATGGTTTTAATAATTCTGATTGTAGTCTACCTAATACTGGACCAAGTAGTCTCATCTTCTCTTCGTTTCTTTGGATAACTTCTGTTGCGGTCATTTGAGGACCATCTTGCATCATAAGTTGATTAACATAAAATGCAGCTCTAATACTGTTTCTTCTTTGCTCTTCCATATTTAAACCTAATGGATTGTTTGCACCAATGTTTAATGGTTCAATTCTATCTCTTGTACCACTTCTATAAAAGTTTAGTCCACCCGGTACAGTTCTTACAGGAAGTAAGAAGCCATCATCCGGAACTAATAGTGGTGGGTCAACTTGTTTTTGTGCAGCTTTGATTGTAGTCTTAGACATTTCATTTAACATCTTAACATCTGGCAATGCTGTCATTGCTGGACTTCTTCCATAAATTTCATTTGATGCTTTTAAATATCTAGGTACTACGAAAGGGAACTCTTTAAATCCACCAACAGATAATTCATTACCATTTTTATATTCTAAGTAAACAGATTCAAATGGCATATTACCTTTATCTTTTTTCTTAGGATTAAAATCTGATCTTGGATAAACTGCGTGTAGTATTTCTACTTCTTGATATGGATCTTTTTTAAATATACCCTTAATATCTAATGATGTTGTGTCACCAAACTTTTGTACTGCGGCTCTAGCACTTATATTAAATCTTCTAAAGATTGTATCTATTCTGCCTTTGTCATTCTCTGCAATAAATACTTCGTTGATATGTCTTGTTGAAAATTTTATAATGTCATCATCATCTTCTTCAATAAACATTGCTGCTGTACCAAATGTAATTAAGTCATGGTACAATTCAAATATTTCTTGTTGAAAGTTTGATCTATTAAATGCTGTGTACATTGCATCTGTTGCTGATTGCAACCAAAGTTTTGCTTCATCTTCATTATCAATATCTTCATCTTTAAATTTTAATGCAAACCAAGGTGTTGCTGGGTTAGTCAACATACCATGTAATGATGATGCTAATAATTCTACTGCCTGTATAGGTGATGAATCAAAAACTTGTTCCATTCTTTTATCACCTCTAGCTCTTTTTTTAGTTACATCTGCTTTTCTTGGTTGCATATAATCTGCAACTTCTTGCCAATGAGTTTCCCAGTTTTGTCTTTGACCTTCTAGTCTATTGTACCTAGATAATAAATTTTTTGTTAAATCTGTTTTTGCCATTACTTACCTTTTTTTTTAAGTGCAATTTTATGTGCTTTTGTAAAACTCATTCCTTTGTTCATTGCTACTTTCATATCTTTCATATGTTTTGTAGAATGATGAACACTATGTTTTTTTAAAGTTGTTTTTTGTCTATCTGTTAATGCCATTAT